ATGAAGTCAAGTTTTGTATTAGGCAAAATTTGACTGTTCTTTAGGACTGCGCACGAGATCAGTACATTGTGCATAGGTCGAAAACCTTCGACGATTTTACGACCGATTGCGTAAGTACCATTTCGATACGCTGTTCCAATAGTGTTCAAAAATGCGTAACACTCGCCCTCTTCATTACGTTGGAGGTAGATCTTTTCTCCATTTAATAGCTTGAAGTTTCCTTCAGCGTTCTCACTTACTTTCGGCATCTTGTCCTCCTTGCTTAGTAGTGATAAGTCCGTCAGGTTCTACACTGAACGACTCTTTATCCGCCAAGCGTCCGTCTTCTAATAGCATGTAGTAACCGCCATTATAAGGAACGAACGTACTTGATTTCATGTCACCGTTGGTAGCATCACAATAATACCAGTTATCGTAATACTTGATCCAACCGGTTACCATTGAACCATCGCGGTTGAAGAAGTACCAGGCTCCACCGATTCGCTTCCAGGACGTAGCCATATAGCCGTCCTTGTCGAACCAATACCAATTTCCATCGGTATGTTTGAGCCATTTTTCAGCTAGCATGTATCCTAAATCATCGAAGTAGAACCATGCTTTATTGTCTTCGATATATTCGAACTGTCCTTTTGGATAAGTTCCATTAGCACGAACATACCAAAAACCAGTGTCGTCTTTTTGCCAACCACGTTTAGGTTCAGCGGCTTGCTTACCTGCGTTAGTCAAGCGATAAACGTAGTAGTAAGGACGACCAGCAGCGAGCCAGCGTTCATCGTGGTCATTTACGGAGATCCCGTCATACGCCCAATTACAGTGAATGATATTATCACTGTCAATGAACATACCTGTATGACCACCAGCGCCTGATGAATACCCTTTACGACCCCAGATGAAGATATCTCCACGTTGAGCATCCCAAGGTTGGTTCTCACTAATAAGTTCGTAACCGTTCTTTTCAAGCCATCCATGCTCGTACTCAGTATTGACCGCCCAGCCTGCTGAGACGGCGCCTGCGCTAAGTAAAGCGTAATAGATCGAACTTGAACAGTCATAAGAGTCTGGACCGTTTCGATAGTCCATGCTATAGGTTACTTGACCCTTGCGGGCTTGCATCCAAGCAACGCCTTCATCAATATTTACTCCCATTAGGCCTCCTGATCGTTTTCAGCTGCGGCTTCCTGTTCCTTTTGGTAATTCTTGCTAGAAACACCAAGGACAGTACCTGCGAAGGTAGCCACAAGAGCAATAGTTCCAGTGATAGCGCTTGTATCGAATTTATACAAGACACCTAAACCAGTAATCAAAGCAATCGCTGCTGGGACTACTACGGTGACGGTGCGCTTCGCTACGTCGTATTGTTCGTTAGATAGCTTCATCTATATCTTCATCCTCTCTAATTGGTAAGTCCTTGTATTTTTCGTACAAGGCTTCGACTTCACCATTACCTCCAAGGTTTTTATAACTTTCGAACAAAATAGACAATTCTCTAAAATGATCTAAAGTTGTATAGCCTCGCATGACCTCATGTTTAAGGTCGTGATAAAGACGGTAACGTTGAATTTTCCTAGTTCCGTCTTGTATGACGTCATTTTGGTGAGTGATTGCTACTGTCGTTTGGTCGATCCCGTCGACTTGTTTTTTAAGAGTGCAAAGGGTGGTAGAGATCTCCTCTAATACAACCTTGGCCTTGTTCGATTTCCATTCGAACATCTTATTCAGTAAGACCGTAAGCAATCCGCTACACGCTGTGATAATTGTCGTTAGGACGGCCGTGTCTGTTAGCCAATCCGGCATATCCTAACCCTCCTTATCCAGCGGCTCCAGCTTCTTCAGCCTTAGACTGTTCAGCTAAAATTTCATCTTCGATTGCGTACCGAGTTTCACGCAATTTTTGTTCGTCGACTCGAAGTTCTCTACGATGCACAGCGTAAAGGTCTGCATCATGCATAGTCTCGGATACTTGCGAAACGGCGTTGGCGTCGATATTGATAATCGTAGTCTTAACGAGTTTCTTTTCAGTTCCTTGACCTACTGAAAACTCCGCTACCAATTGTCTTGTTTTTGTAAGTTCTAACATCTTTAGTCACCTCCTTTCTATGAATTATTATAACATGATTTCATTCTAAATTAAATACGAAAACTAATATTATCTAAATTTAACCATTTATTATCTACCTGAGATTTTACCACTAAGCGCCCATCTGGATATACTCCTAAAATAGCATTTCCGTAGTCGTTATTCAGCGCCTGTAGATACATTGAACTTCGAGGTCTAAATCCTTCGGGAAGCATTGCGATAGTAGTCTCGGAACTGGTTGAACCCTTCCATAGATTACCCTTTAGATAAACGATTCCATCAATGGACTTGGTGTAAAAGGCGTCCCCATAGTTTGTATAGTGGTTCCAGCCGTTTTGAAGAACTAATTTTTGCCAGCTATACTGACTTAGTGTTGACATGGATACCATTTGAGTCCAAGGTCTCCAAGTACCGTTCACTTTAGCCCGCATAGCTGCGACATTTGCTTCAAAGTCATAAGCTACCTGAACAATCCAATTATCATTGTGTTTAAATACTTGAACATGCTTCCATCCGTTACCGCCTTGCGGGGAATTAGCTAAATTATAACCCATGTAGATCCCTGCGTTTGTTCGACTGTTCCAGTCACCACTTACGCTAAAGGACGTTCCGTTATTTTCTGTCAATCGATAATGTTGAACTTGTTGTCCACGAGCGAAGATATCTCCACCTGCGTAGATGTTACCTCTTGCGTCAATAGAGCCAGGTGTTCCTTGTTCTACAATCTTACCAACTCCTAGACGTCCATCCTTGTCGTAGTGTAGCACTACTGATTCAGTAGCTATCGTAGCACTAAATTCAGTAGACGTAAACCGGTCTTGGATTTTAGCCTTGACTATGTAGGACTTATCCGGTCCGTAAGTACCAGCTAAATTAGCGGACGAGTTCGTCAGTAGGGAAATAGTAGTGAACGTCCCTGACGCTGAACCTCTATCTTCCGTGAAATTAGTAGTGTTCAAAGGTGCCACGGAAAAGGTAATTTGCATAATGTTTTTCTGCGTACCACCTACCATTATAGGTGCGACCTTAGCATTTCGAAGAGCTTGGATAATGGCAGGATTTTGACGAGTACGTTGAACGGAAAAATTGATAGACGGTCCATAGTATTCTATAACATTGATAGATACATCTTGGACGTTCGATTGTTTTCCTCGCGTGTCCGTTACCCATGCTCTTACGGTAGCGTTACCGTTAAAGTTCATCATACCTAACTTGCCGCCGTTTTCGTTGATAGCTTGGTTCTTACCTACAAGTTCGGCGTGAAATGCTTGGATAGTGGATCCGTAGGCGCCGGAAGCATTGTTGAAGTTGACTTGAATGTTCGACATAATTTGAAGGAAGTTGTTCCCTGTCAAAATCTGTCGAACCGCTGAAGTCGTGTCTACTAAAGAGATACCCGAAAAAGTAGGACGTACACTATCGGGGATATTAAACTTCCATCCATTTGAATAGACGTCACTACCAATTTGCGTCGTACCGTTATAGGTTCGAATACAGATGTCCATTGTCCCAGAGCTTGATTTAGGTAAGTATCTTGCTAAGTCAAGTGACGGCGTAAAGGATACGCTAGTGGTATGATTTTTACCTAAATCTATCCAGTCGCTACCGAAAACGCGGTACCAAACTTGATGCGTAAAAGAGTTCACTTTTCGATTAAAGATAACCGTATGTAAAGACCCTAGATTTCGATTTCCTTCAAAACTAGAAATCTGCGTCGACCTTGGAATACTGTCTAAAGTGTAATTAGTGGAGATAGTGATATTTCCGTGAACGCCGTTATTGGGATCAAACGAAGCCCAAACGGACATTGTCTTCGTCCCGTCACTATTGTGAGGAACAGTCACTTCTCCACTTGCAAGCGTTACCTCTTCGCCGGACGTATCGTAATCCGGGTGACTACTATGGACACTTGAACCATTTAACCATACGGAAAGGTTACTGATATTTCCATAAGTCCATGTTCGATAAGCTCCGTCGCGGTCAATAGTAGCTCGCCAACTAACTCGCGAGGAGTTGTTAGTGATGTCCTGACTGACTTGTTCGACGTAAAGGTTCAAGTGAAGAGGGCCGTATGAGTTGATAAATTTTGTCATTTCTTTCTCCTTATCCTACATACCGAATCACGTTCATGTCAGGATTAAACGAGTATTGTTCCGTTCTAAATCGGCCGACTTGAATGGATTGGGTAAAGATCCCGTTATCGATGTGAATGACCCCTTGTGTAAGGTACATAACTTCCTTACCTGCGGAGAACATAGAAATTCGGTCACTTGATACCTTAATGGTAGAGCTACCGTCGTTCTTACCGATAATTAGACCTTCATTAGAAGAGCTCATATAACTGTCGACGAATTTCTTCAGTTCCCGTAGCCCACCAAGCTCTTGGATAGTAGCTTCAATTCTACTAGCAGCTAAAATTAGGTCGGCTTCCGATTTTTTAATAGCCTCTTCATTAGCTTTCATTCTACCCTCGTAAGCCTTTTCTAAGTTACTTAACTGCTCCATTGTAGCCTTAGCTTTCAGTTCTGCGTCATGTAGTTGTGCCCTTTCTGTCAGCGCCGTCAATTGTTGATTAGTTAGCTTTTGGTTAGCTTTCTCGTCTAACTGAGATTGAATATCTTCCATGGCTAAAGACCAGTCAGTCGGTACGTTACCGAGTTCCAATTTCATACCACAGATTTCGATATTACCTGGTCCTTGTTGACCAAATTGAATGGAATTTTTCTCAGCGTCTGCGGTAAAAGTTAAACTATACTTAACCCAAGTCTTATTATTTATAACTTTAGCAAGTACCTTATTGGTATCGTTCACTGTCCAAGAACGTATTAGTAAGGTTACATTAGGTTGGTCACTTGTAGAGCTTACACGAGCCCAGCAGGACATCGTATATCTTTGACCTATAACTAAGTTTATAGCCTGACTAAGGTCTTTGTTACCTCCGTTCGTGTTGTTTTTAACTCGAACACCTTTTAGGATACCTGGTACAGGATACTTGTCCAAGTTTACAGGTTCAGCTACTCCGTTACCTCCTGACGTACTCCACCAAGTACCGTCTAGTCCATTCTTTATAGGTAGCGTAGCCGTATTTCGAAGCAAGTTTTGAGAACCAACTTGAACATTAGCCAAACGGTCAAACCATTTATACTTCGTTCGATCTCTACTGTCAGCTTGTTCATAATCGGAGTAATAACCCATATATTGTTGATTATTATCTTCCAAACTAAACTCACGTGATCCATCTGCGCTCGAAGCGTAAGCTATATGAAAATAATTTGTCTTACCGTTCGCGCCAGGCTTCCCGGGTATCCCTTGCGCTCCGTCATTACCTTTCCACTTCGTCCAGCGATAAGCCGCAGGATCTTTTGAGTGTTCAGGACTAAAATCCTGATACTGTCCAATGTAGGCCCGACCCTGATCCGTGTGACTAAATCCTTCCCCATTAGGACTATCGGAGAACGCTATGTGAGTATATTGTGAGCGCCCATCGCGTCCAGTAGCTCCAGGAATACCTTGTAGCCCTTGCGGACCTTGTAACCCTTGTAGCCCTCTTGGACCTGTTTCGCCGATTTTTGAAACTGAATACCCTGTCTCACTCGTGTTGTCAGTGTACGTCCAAACAGTCTTTGTCCAAAGGAAAAAGCCAGGTTGAACGTTTGGAATGTTCGAAGTCCAGTTGGTTGTAGGTGGAACAGTTCCGGAGGTAGAACCTGCATAGGTAATCGTCGTAGACTTGATCCCTACTCCGTCCTTACCGGCTATACCGTCACGTCCATTATTTCCGTCACGTGGAATATAAGTCTTTTGGTAACCTGTCTCATTAGTGTTATCCGTGTAGGTCCAAATTGTTCGAGTCCATAGGTACTGACCTTTTATAAGCGCAGGAACTTGTGAAGTCCAAGATCCAGGTTGAACAGTATCGTTCATACTAATACCGTACATCACTGAAGTATTTTTCAACCCAAGTCCGTTCTTACCTGGAACACCGTCGCGCCCTGGATCTCCCTTAGCGCCGTCCTGTCCGTTACGGGATACTGAATAGCCAGTCTCCGTAGTTTTGTCCGTATAGCGCCAGGTCGTCCGTGTCCAAAGGTAATGTCCTTGAGGAACAGTAGGGACTTGAGTTGACCATCCTCCAGCAGGTGCAATAGTAGAAGAGTTCGAACTTGCGTACATGATTTCAGTAGCAGCTATACCGACTCCATCTTTACCCGCGATACCGTCTTTACCTGTATTACCATCTTGTCCAATATAGGCAACGGAGTAACCAGTCTCGTGCGCTCCGTCTGTATAGCGCCAAAATGTTTTCGTCCACAAGAACCGTCCTTTGATTAGTTCCGGAACTTGTTCACTCCAACCACTTTCAGGCTCCTGTGTACCTGAGACAGAAACCGCGTAAGTAATCGAAGTATCCGCTATACCTACTCCATTCTTCCCGGCTACACCGTCCACGCCGTCGCGTCCTGGACTTCCTTGTTCTCCCTGAGGACCTTCCGGCCCTTGTAGTTTGACCCAAGTGAAGTCATCCGGGACAAGTTCATTAGGATGTTTGGTAGTCGAAATGACCCCGATATATTTCCCTGATTCAGCGTTGAAGTTCGTACCTAGGATATCGTCTGCGTACCTAATAACGACATGGGATTCCGTTTCAAGTTCTCCAGCTAATACACCTTCACCGTCTTCGTTCAGTAAGTCCATTAGATCGCGTCTTGGATCTTGGAACGTCAATACAGACTGTGATAGGTCGTCGTAGTCGATTTTTCGGGATGAAATTTTGCGCCATTCTATAACGCTATAATGGTCATCGACTATCAATTGAGTATGATGTAGGTCTGGGATCTTTTTATACAAGACCGCGGAGGCCTCGTACCCAATCAAAGGGCGACAGTAGATATCCAAGTAAGCCCTAGCGGCACTCATTAGATTTTCTTTAATCTTAAAACGTTCATCGCTTTTAGACTTCGCAATGTACCTAGGACGCATTTGACGAGCCGTAAACCACGAGACGTCAATGAGGTAGTCGCTGCCATTGTTGATTGATCCAAACGTCAAAGGCTCCTGACTTCCTTCTTCCTTTTTACCAGTTAGTTTGTAGGCGGTACATAGGTTACGGGAGTCTTCTTGTCTCGTCACGTATTTCAAATTCTCTTCAACTACGAGCGGAAAGTCCACCTTGGACTCCGTGTACGGTTGTAGAAATACGACTGTTCGAACTATTCGAACTTCTTGCTCTAATAGTTCTTGGTAACCGAACGTGATCTCTAAATTGTATTGCTTAGCTAAATAGCGTAGGTGCCATAGCATCGAATTTTCTTTAGCCGTAATGCTTCGAACTCTTTTATTCGCTCCGTCCGGTGGACATACTACTTGAACCCATTTACCTGCGTCCTTGATAATGTCCTGCGCTACGGCGCCGACGGTAGTTGCGACATGCTTCAAAGGTCTTGGAAGTCCTTCAGCGAGTTCGTACCATAGAGCGTAGCATGTAAACTTAGTCAGTCCTTTAGTATCTTCGACGTCCTGCGCGTACTTAATACGGAACCATCTACCGCCGAAACTAATAATATTTTCGACTTTTAGATGTTGGTAAATTGAAGAAGTTTCAATGCTCTCAAAAGTGAATACTTCCTTACCACGCGCACGGGTTACGATTTCATCTTCATACATCTTACTGAAGATTTCCACGCTGGCGCCAAGTAGATTATAGTTTTGGTCATAAACATAGACAATATCGTCCGGGATAGGACTCATTATTAGGCCGTTATCTAACATGAAATCTCCTTTCTAATAGTAAGATGGACTAAGGAACATCTCTACCGTTACCGGTAAGGTAGTTGTCCATGAAGCCGTATCATTTGCGCGATACTGAATCTTAATTGTAGCCTCACCATTAGGTACTTTGAAAAAAGCTCCTCGTTTAATGTACCTAAA